CGCTAGTCAATACTTGACCAGCCTCTTTGTCAGACATTACGTGTCCCTACGAATTTACCCAGTTAACCTAACTGGTAAGGTTTGGTGGCAAATTTACCACTAATTCATTGTTTGGTCAATTCCCTAGATTGCTCGTTCTATTGCTTCTGCACTTGAAACATGCAAAGCGGCTTTGTCCATTTTTGCAAGCAATATTGCCACTTGCGCCTTATATTTCTCAATTTCAAGTTGCGTCTGTGTTTTTAGCACAGTATCTTGGGCTTGCGCCTCAACCTTCATTTGCATATCTGCATGGCGTAATTGGTCGGTCAGTTCAATTTCATGGGCGCGGTTGGTTTCTTTCATCAATACGCGCTTAGTTTCTGCGTCTTGCTTGACTTGCTCAATATCGCCACGCTGTTGCATCATCACTTGCATTGCCTGCATTTGCTGTTGCATCTGCATGACTTGCTGTTTAGCCTGCGCCAACTGCATTTGTACTTGCGGTGGAACATCTGACTTTTCGTCAATCTGGGCAAGCGGATTGGCCGCGGCTAGGCGGTCTGCGATTACATCTGCGCCTGGGAAATCCATATTTCTAAACACCAAATCGCCAGCAATATTAAACAATTCTGGCTTTGCAAGCAAAGGCATCATTGCATCGACTGCTTCTTGACGCTTGCTGTTGTAGCCTGGTCCCGTCTCCATGACCACATCATATTGACCAATTTGTGTGTCGTTCAAGATGTTGCCAATAGCATCGCGCTGGTTTAGCGGCAACATATCGGGCTTGCCATCTTCGCCAATGATTCGCAATATGCGCTGTGTGTCGTAAATCTTGGGAATAAGGTCAAGAATGACTTTGCCCACATGGGCAATAGAACGGGTCAAATTGTCGTAATAGTCATAGTTTGTTAAGTCAACTTGCTGTTGCTGTCCATTCAATGCTTTGCCTGAGATATTGCCTTGCCCTAGTTGTGCAGGGTCAAAGATGCCCATAATGGCTTTTATATCATCATTAACACTTGCGGCCGCTACCATCACGCCAGCAGGCGGTGGCTCTGGCTGTAAGCGAACTGGTGGCGGTGCTGTTCTGCCTTCAATGTCGGTTTGTTTGTAGCGTAGCAACGGAAAAGACTTGATGTTTGCTTGCGCCCAATCGTTTTCGTGTCCTTCGTCTTGACCTTCAGCCATAACCCACTTGGCTTTAGGCGCAAGGGCTATGCTTTCGGTCAGGCTGGTTTGCCAAAAGTTATACATACGCTGACTGTCTTTGGCGTAGCGCACCATGCCAAACTTCTTACGCTTGTCACCAATCACGACATGACGGCCATAAACTGGGATTATGGGAATGTATTTGCTTGCCCAATCCCGTTCTTCAATGACTTCAATGGCGGTTAGTTTTTTGTATTTGATGGTCTTTTTAACCGATTCGCGTGTGTCAATGACTGTGATACCAGCCGCTTCTAAGCGTTTAAAGAAGTCTTTGTCATCTGCAAAAGTGCTAGAACCATCGCTTAATAGGTAAAGTTTGGCTTTCTCGCGTACTGTGTAGTAATACTCAGCAAGGCGAATATCCTCTTTTGTAATCCATTCTGATTGACTGTCACCCGTACCGCGCTGTGTAAATGAAGTGCCATCGTCATGGTCTGGGTACATTGACCGAAACACATTTTTGGGCATCATTGTGGTTATCAGGCATTTTTCTGCGTCTGAGCCGTCTGGCGCAATAGAGTTAGGGTCGTAATAGACTGTAAAAGGGTTATCAACAGGGTCAATGTAGATTTCTTGGTCGAAAGAATCTTCACTTATGTAATCTGTGCGTACACGCATAAAGCCCCAGCCCATACGCACCGCATAGTCAAAGGCGTTGTCATAGGCGTGGTCTGCGTTGCTGTTGACTTCAATATGTCGAATAATGCCCTGTATGTCTTGCGCTTCCACCATCTGTTCATGCGTATTAGTAGCGTGAACTTTGATGCGTGGGCGTTGCTGGCGTTGCTGATTGGCTACCTGACGGCAGTACCCGTCTAACTTGTTAATTGTCAAACAAGGGCGTGATTCAAGATTACGACTGTTTTGTAGTTCTACTGGCCATTGGTCACCAGACACAAATTTTAAATCTTCTAATGCCTCTTGACGATTCATTGTGTCTGCGTCATTGCAGAACTTTAGAAACTCAACTGCTTCTGTAATTACTGGGTCAAAGTCATCTGCCATATTTATCCCATCCAACTGTTATGTTGAGCATAATTTTGATTCTGCACTCTGCGTCTAGGCTTTGGCTCGTTAATCATTAGCCCGATATACCGAAAGGCATCTGCGCCATGACTGTATTGGTCGTGCAAAGGATTACGGCTAAATTGACCCGTTTCTGGGTCTACCTCATAGCGGTAATGTCGTAAACATTGTAGACCATCGTGGCAATTTTCTCTATCAAACCAGCAGTTTCTAAAGATTGTTCTAGCCGCGTTAATGCTGTCGACTATTGGTGTTCGCTCAATAATGCGCGTTTTATGCCCTGCATTTCTAACGATTTCTTCAATGGATTTGCCGTTGCTGGCTAGGGTTTTGTTCTGCGCATCATGCGGTAGCCATAGCGTGTCGTACATATAGCCATAGGTCTGCATCAGGGCTAAGTAATGGCTAATGGTCTTTTGGTTATCTTCGTGATAGCGGATTAACCTTGTTTCCATGCCTATGAACTGCAAGAACCATATTGCTGTGCTATCTGCCCACCCAAGGTCAAAGATGGCGTGTACGGGCTTTGTAGGGTCGTAGTTAACCTTTGTAATGCGCCCATCTAGTTCGGCTAATTGCATTTCGTTGGCAAAGATAGCCCCATCAACTGTCTGTCGACACAGACCTTCCCAAACTGTTTGGTAGGCAGAAGGGTCGCGGCTTTTTAGCGCATCTTTTTCTAACGCCAAGGTAGCGGGAAACCAAGGGTTATCGTTCCAATTAATCTTTTGGACTACTGCACCCTCTGGCGGCCTAACAACAAAGCGTTGGTAAGTTTCGTCTGTTTCTAATTCTGGATTAAATGTAACCCATATTTCAGAAGATTCTTTGCGGATTGTTGGGATTAGGGTATTCCACGACATACGGCTAACAGTCTGGGCTTCTTCCACCCAGCAAATATCTATGCCTTCGTATGACTTTACATTGGCCACATTATTTTTTAACCCAACAAAGGCAAACTCTGTGCCGTTTCTGCCCCTAATGCTGTTTTGGGTTATCTCGTAAAACCCTTCCATGCCCATCAAAACAATCTGGTCGCAAAGCAGTTTGTGAACAGAATCTTTGATTGAGGTTTGGTATTCCCTGGCGCATAGCACCCTAATGGAATTCTTTGCCCCAAGGATTAACAGGGCTTTTGCGGCTGAATGCGACTTGCCTGCACCGCGGCCACCAAAATAGATTTTATAACGCGCCTTGTCAAACAGGCTTGCCATCTTGACGGGAAACTGTGCGTTGGCTTCACTCATTCGGCTTTACAAAGGTCACATTGATGCCCGTCAGCGGCTCACCATCTGCGCCCGTAAATTCTTGTTTAACAGTCTCAGACCAGCGCATTTGGCTTTTTGTCCACCATATCAGGCTGGTTGTATCGCCTGCCACTGCTTTGCTAAACAATGTTTTGGCTATCTGCCCGTTGGCTTTAGCCTTGCCCGTGTCTAGTTCGGTGCGGTAATACTTCCGCAGGGTTTTGTCATCTATGCCCACCAGTATGGCTATTTGCTCATGCGGCAAGCCTAACCCGCTGGTGCTTTCAACCATCTTGCGGCTTTCGTCGGTGGGCAAATGCTCGTAATTCATTTCTAAAGGGGAATTAAGTTAAAAGTTAACCTGAGTGAATTATATGGGTATGTAAATATTTGTTGCATTGGTATAAGTTGCCTTATATACTAGCCACATTGCAACAAAGGAACTTTATGACAAAACTTGAACAAATCAGAACAGCATACCAAGCAGGCAATTTTGAACAGGCTATACGCATAGCCGCTAAATTCCCAGACTTAGGCGCACAGCGCAACGCTATCCTTGACGCGCACCTAGCCATTACTAACCCACGCTGGATGCTTGGGCTTGGCAAAGACATTGAGCAATCTATTGATGCAGGCATACAGGCTTTAGCCCTCCGCTACAAGTTCTGATTCTGGCAAGTAGACTTCTACATTGCCGCAGGCTTGGGCGGCTTTTTTTCCATCGCCCTTTAGAAATACTAATACATTTTGGTGCGTTTTGCCTAATTTGCGGCTTGCGCTAAATTGCTTGCCAGCCCTTATTGGCAGGCTACCAACGGCAGTTATCAAAATAGCCTCGTTGTAATAATTTAGGCCAGCGTCTTTGAATGCTTGGACTGTATCGCCAACAAAGTTGTAATAGTTGCCTTTTTTGTCCCTCACCTCGCCAACAATAAAGCAAGCAAAGCGGTCTTGCTTTAACAAAACGCAGGCTTTTTTAATAATTTCAAAATAAGCCCCTTTAAATTCAGCATAGCCCAAAGTGCTTAAATCTTTAGGGTCTGTGCTGTAAACCTCTAAATCAGCATAAGGGGGGCAACTAAATAAAAAGTCTGCTTGCACATCTTTGCAAGTGCTATCTATGTTGCGGCTGTCCCCGCATATCCAAGCAGGCGGTGTTGCATCGTCTACGCAAATGTCGCTGGCCTGCTGGCGGTTGGCATTAACTTGTTCTTGCCGCAATTCGTGGCCAATATATTGCCTGCCCAATTTAGAAGCAACTATGCCCCT